AATAAAACGATACAAGTTGAAACTAAAATGGTCAGCGAATCGGGAAAAAAATCAAAAGTACAATTTACTGATAATAAATGGGCTAACGTACTTAATGAAACTGATGCATTAACAGAAGATCAACCGTTAGCATTAAATAGTTTTCGCGACATAATGAATGAAGGAATGGACGAAATTCGAATGACATCACGCGATGCAGTTAATTTTGGAGCAATGCGACAAAACATGAAAGAGGCAATGGGTGTTGCCCCTGCTGCACCTAAAGTAATGGAAGACCCGGAAACGGGCAAAGTATTTGAAGTACCACAAGAAGTTCAACAAGCAATGACTCGAGATTATTCGGCTTTAATGAAAGCCATTAACAATAAAAAAGGAAAATAACGTGCCATATTTAGTAGTAGATAATAGTACTATAACAACAGCAACCCCATATGGGCTGGGAATATCTACTCAAAATATATTTCAATCACAATTTAAAACTTTAGATCAAACATTTGCTAATTTAAAAATGTTATTGCTTACTAAAAAAGGAGAATTAGTAGGCGATTTAAATTTTGGTACGGATCTAGTTAATGTGTTGTTTGAACCAAATACTGATAATTCTGATTTAAAGGATGATATTGATACGTATATCCGAAATGCTATAGATGCATATTTGCCGGATATAACCGTAGAACGAATCGACGTGCTTACTGCTGCAGAAGATCCTACGTTAACAAATGATATTGTAATTACTTTAACTATATCATTAGTACTTTTAAGCATATCTGCATCACTAATTATTTCTGCAAATCAAAACGGTACATTAATAATTCAACAGAATGATATTATAGGACAAGGATCTCCTTTTGGTAATGATACAGTGGCAACTGGTGTAATACATCCTGGATAATAAATTAACGGAATAACATGGAAATTAAAAAAGACGTTTCATACTTAGGCAAAGATTTTGGACAATTTCGTAGAAATTTGGTAGAATTTGCTAGACAGTATTTTCCAAACACATACACTGATTTTAATCAGTCATCACCTGGTTCGATGTTTATAGATATGGCTTCATATGTTGGTGATGTTCTTTCTTATTATATGGATGTAAATCTAAAAGAATCAATGTTAGAACAAGCAACAGAGCGTGGCAACATATATGATATTGCTAAATCATTAGGATATCAACCAAAGAATGTAGTGCCAGCATATGTTATGCTAGATATTTATCAATTGGTTCCTGCAATTGGAACTGGTAATAACGTACGTCCTGATTATGATTATGCATTATCAATTAAACCCGGATTGCGAATTCAACAAAACAATGGTCAAGCTCAATTTAGAACAACGGATACGGTTAATTTTGCATTTTCTTCTTCTTATGACACAACCGAAGTAACAATATATGAAAGTGATCCGACAACCAATTTGCCTACATATTACTTATTAAAAAAACAAGTACAAGCCGTATCTGGTGAAGTAAAAACTACATCATTTCAATTTGGTTCGGCCGTTGCCTATGATAAATTAGTTTTACCTGATACTAACATTGTTGAAATTGTTTCGGTAACTGAAACAGATGGTGATAACTGGTATGAAGTTCCTTACTTAGCTCAAGATACTATTTTTGAAGAAATTCCAAACTTATTAGAAAATGATCCAGAATTATCTCCATATCGTTCATCTGCTCCTAGTTTATTAAAATTACGTAAAACTGCAAAACGATTTATTACTAGAATGCGAAGTGATAATAAATTGGAATTACAATTTGGAGCTGGTATTTCTGATAATAATGACGAAGAAATTGTTCCAAATCCTACCAACGTAGGAAATGGATTATCTTCAATCCGAAGAAACATTAATGTAGATATAGATCCTTCAAATTTTTTATATACTAGAACATACGGAGAGGAACAATCAAATACTTCATTAACTGTAACATATACTACGGGTAATGGTATTAATGATAACGTTTTAGCAAATACATTGACTCGAATATTATTTATAGAATTTGATTCGGATATCAATTCAACTGCTGCTGCAACAACAGTTAATTTTGTAAAATCTACAGTTGCTGTTAATAATCCAGAACCAGCAATTGGAGCAAAATCTGCAGATTCATTGCAAGATATTAAAAACAACGCAATTTCGTATTTTGCTACTCAAAACCGATTAGTAACACGGGATGATTATATTGTTCGAGCATATTCAATGCCGTCTAAATTTGGAAGTGTTGCAAAAGCATATATTGTACCAGATGACCAACTATCACAAAAAGATTTTGAGGAAACTAGAATTGCAAATCCATTAGCTATGAATTTGTATGTGTTAGGATTCAATCAAAACAAACAATTGGTTGCATTAAATAGTGCCATCAAAGAAAATTTAAAAACGTATCTAAGCTATTACAGAATTTTAACTGATGCTGTAAATATCAAAGATGCCTTTATTATTAACATTGGTGTTAATTTTGAAATAACCGTATTGCCTAATTATAATAGCAACGAAGTTTTATTAACTTGTATCAATGAATTACGTGCGTATTTCAATGTAGATCGTTGGCAAATCAATCAACCTATCATTAAGTCGCAAGTTACAAATTTGATAGGAAATGTTAAAGGAGTTCAATCGGTTATCAATTTATCATTTAGTAATCTTTACGATACTGCACAAGGCTATTCCGGAAATGTATATGATTTATCGTCAGCTACTAAAAACGGCGTTATTTATCCTTCGTTAGATCCTAGTATATTTGAAGTTAAATTTGTTGATCAAGACATAAAAGGTCGAGTAGTAAATTATTAAGGAAAATAATGTTTAGAATATTTTATGCATCAAAAGATACAACGTTGTATGAACGTTATCCTGATTATAATACCGGATTAGATGAGGTATTAGAAATTGGAAAACGATTGGATAATCAAGGCGAAACGTTGCTTAAATCTAGAAGTCTCATTAAATTTGATATGACTGAAATTTCTGCATCATTATCTAAATATTCTAAAACAGTTAATGATTGTAAATTCATATTAAATTTATATACATCCCATGCAAAAAATTTACCTTCAGACTATTCTATAGCTGCAAAATTAGCAGGACAAGATTGGATTAATGGAACTGGATATTTATCGGCATTAACTATAGATGGGGCTAATTGGTCTGGGTCAGCATCTGGATCAAATTGGATTTCAGGTAGTCAATACGTTAATGTTAATTCTAGTAGTTTATACATTTCAGGCTCCGGAGCTGGTGGAAATTATTTGTATTATTCTGGATCAGGAAATTCACTTTCATTGATTGCATCTGAATCATTTTCATATAGAACGAGTGATATCAACTTAAATGTAACTGATGCTATTAAAATTTGGATCAGTGGAAGTAATAGTTATTCTATTCCGAACTATGGATTTTTATTGCAATTATCTGATTCAGACGAAGTTAACAACAATGTTGCAGGATTTGTGAGATTTTTTAGTAGAGACACACATACCATATATGTTCCTAGAATAACGATGTATTTTGATAATACTACGTTTGTATCGGGTTCATTAACAGCTGTTAATTTAGAATCATATGCAATATACACAAATATTAAACCTATATATAAAGATACTGAAATTGCTAAGGTACGAATTTATGCTCGAGATAAATTTCCTAGAAAATCTCCAACAAATTTATTTCCAACACAATTAGTAAAATATTTACCAACTACAACGTATTATTCATTATCAGATGCTGCTACAGATGAAGTCATTATTTCGTACGATGATATTTATACTAAAGTAAGTTGTGATAGTACTAGTAATTTCATTCATTTAGATATGAACGGTTTAATGCCAGAACGAAATTATCGTTTGAATTTTAAAATAGTAGATGGAATTACAGAACAGTACATTGACGACCAAATATATTTTAAAGTAATTAGATAATGGCAAATGATAAACAAACAGATGTTATCACAAACACAAAAAATTCTAAGTATGAAATTTTAGGTGTTACTTACAATTCGAATGATTTGTATGTTAATGCACGAGATGCAAATGGAATATTACGGTTGATCAATGATCAACCCAATTCGTTACTTGTTATAGAACCAATTGCACAAAGAATTACTAACGCATCTATACTTAAAGTAATAGATACACAATTTAGATATTTTAAATTTCCTGCTCGAACTACGGTTATAGAAGAAGAAGCTGTTGATTTAGATTTTGATTTAGATTTACAAGATCCGGTGTATGCAAGATATCGTCCAAGCGAAAA